ATCATTTTCTCCTTTTTCTATCGTTATTTTATCATATAGGAAGCCTGAGCTCAAATCTTCAAGGAAAAAGTTCTGTTTCAACAGTAAAAAAGAGGAAATTTCTTTCCTCTTTTTGTTATTTAAGCTTTTAGCTAATGACTACATCATTCCGCCCATCATTGGCACGACTAGTTTATAGATGTTAAATAGAAGGAAACCTTATAAAATAAGCATATATAAGCAGTAAACTTGTTTCTATTTCTACTATAAAAATACAAAAGTTTAAAACTTATGCCCCCTTTTTGCCCCTCTTTTCCTGCTCGTACATCAAAAATGAGTGATGGATAATATCCCGTCGCTTCCATTCTCTGACCATGTAGTCAATTACTTCTGGATCTTCGGATTTAAAAGCAAGCAGTAGCATAACTCTAATAGTGTATGCTTCTTTTAAAATAGGAGCGGTATAAGTCACATCTACCCAATGCTCAAAACCAAGCTTAGACTCGCTGATATGTGCGATTTCAGTATTTAGTATTTTCATTTTAATTACCTCCACCTTATTTATTCGTAAAAGTTTTCGATAAAATATATTTTTTAAAAAATAAAAAAACTCTTGCATTACGCAAGAGCAGACACAAACTTTAAACAATCTATCAAATGAGCCTTCGCTCTACTTCGACTGTACGCAATTTATTGACCGATAGCCTACCACGGTCTGAGCCATAAGGAGCGACCCTATAACTTCCGTAGCGATTTAATGGCTAGGCACGACTGGTTACGTCCAACTTTCACCCGATATTCAGAATATTTGTTTTAAGCATAACAATATCAGTATCGTTCATCTGCACATTTGGGCTACTTGTACTTATCTTTAGTGTTATTGGCCAATCACTCAGCCTCAAGTGCAAAACGGTTTATTTTAGCATTTCTGGGTTGGTTCTTACTGCTACATAAGGCCTTGCCAGATCATTCTCTCACCGAGAGCGTCTATTGTCACCGCCACCGTATGATAATGGTCTAACTACGCACAATCTCTATACTATGTACACCCTCAATCTTCTTTCACTTCATGACCTCTTCCGATTGCCCGAAAAGAGAGTTACTTATCTTCCTGCAATATCTCGCAACAAGTGCAACGGGAATTATGTACACAATCCAAGCGAGGTATCACCCTCTCTGCACTTGGTTATCTAGTAGATTGTTTAAAATCTGTGTACAATTATTATATCACTATCCAGTAAATAAATCAAAAGATTTTCTGTTATAATAGACATTTTTTAAATTTTCTGTTTAAACGAAAAAAACCTACCAGCGTTAGCTAGTAGGGTTGAATTAAATTTTTAATATTTCTGTTTTTTATTTTTTAATTGTAGTAATTTACTAGGTCGTCTTTATCCCAGACCGAGAGCCAGACTGTGCCGAACTGTCCGAATTCAAAGCTTCGGTAGTAATATCCACCGTAGTAGCCACCGTCGCCAGTGTCAGTGATGTGTACTTCATCTATTTCAAAGCTGAAGTACATGCCTGCCTTGAAGTCCTTGTCTTCGCCATCTGGAACATGATTGCCGTTCTCGTCAACCCAATTCACCAAGCTAACAGGGATTCCGTTTTCTGTCCAATCAAAGCCAACAGGGCATAGGTAATCGCACTTGATTTGGTAAATGTCGTTTACAAGTTGTACGTCATTGGCTAAATAGTAAGCCTTGCTACTTGGCTTCCGTGAGCTAGATGGAGCTACTGCTGTGTTAGGTAGTGGTTTCTCTGGTGCGTTGCCGTTATAGCGCCATACCTCGATATAAGTTGGATTATTAGCGTTGTAGTAGTAATCCCACGGATAAGTGTTGATAGCTTGTCCAGGCGCTCCTTGAGTTGAGTAGTCACAACTAATAAAGTTGACTGAGTCTAACATCACTCCGACGTGCCCACCAGCCCCTCCAGAACCTGCCATGTCTGCGCTCCATGACATCATAACAATGTCGTTGCGTTGTGCGTTCCAGTCTTCGTTTCGGCTGATACGTACCCAGCCTACCTTGGCCAATTGAGAGCCAAGAGTTACCGTAGATGGCAACCCTTGGATAGCAAATCCATTATCCTTTAACGCTTGGGAAGTAGTCCCTGAACAGTCTCCCGTTCCATCTGTACCGTTACGACTTCCAGTCATCGAGTAAGTGATTAATCCATAACGGACTTCAAACCAGCTTGCAATATCTGCCATGTGTTTGTTCTCCTTTAAATTTATTAGTCTTCTTTTAGTTCAGAAAGGTTCATCAGTACGCAAGTCAGGCCTGAGAGAGCAATTGTCGAAGCCACTACTGCCCAGTTAACTTCAGTTAGTAGAGCTGAAGAACCGATTACACCAAGTGCTGCCTGAGACATTGTTTTGATTACTTTGATACCTAATTTTTTAGCGAATGTTTTCATATTGTATTTCCTCTTTTCTTATTTTATCGATTGCTAGTGATCAAAGTCTTAAGTTCTCTTACGTCTTCACTCAAGACCTTAACTTGTTCCGCCAAGACCAAGATGGCCTTGTTCTGTTCATCGTGATTATCCAAGCGTTTGTTAGCCGAAGCCTTAAACTCTCTTAGATTCTCGATGTCCTTCTCCATGATGGTATTTCTATTTTCCTCTTTTGTGGCCCGATCCCTCATTGAGAGATACAGGCCTAAGACAGGGATTAGAGATAGCCCCAATTGCAAAATGAATCTTTCGTACTCTGGCATAAGCACCCCTTTCTACTCTTTAGGCATTGTCCAAGGGAATGCAGCGCCAACACCAGCTAGCTCAAGCGAACCGCCCGTTTTAAACTCAGATACAAGCTGTCCATCGTAAGTAAAGTCTTTATTGACTTGCACTAATACGCGCTTGCCTTCTCCGTATTTCTCTTCGTGTGTAGCGTCTTCAAGGCTAAACACATCATAAGCGTGATATAGTTTGCCAGTTTGAGCTGGATCAATGAGCTCCAAATAGCGCTTGTAAATCGTAGGGTCTACTGGATTGTCCTTGTTAGTTGCCACAGCCAAGACAGTAGCTTCTGCAAGCTTAGTTAGCTTGTCTACTTTCTCGTTTTGGTTAGATACTGACTTGTCAAGCTCTTTAAATGCGTATGCCGTGTAATGCTCTTTAAAAAACTCCTGCTTAATCATTTCCAACAGCTCGTTTGCCTCTTTGTGCGTATGATCTCCGTCTAGCGGAAATGCAGCAGTCGCATAATAGGGCTGTTGTTGATAAATCGTTACAATCGTTTTGATAACAGTTCCATCAGGCCCATATTGTCCAGATGCGTCTTTTACTTCAAATGTCATTGATGATTTTCTCCTTTCGCTTGCTCTTCTTCAAATTTAGCTCGTAACTCATCGTTGCGGGCTAGAACTGCTCTAAAGGCATCTAGCTCGCTCTGGACTGATATGAGGCGAGATTTATACTCGGAAGCCTCAATAATCTTGTTAGCGAGCTGAATGCCTAAATCGTTGATAATATCTTGATTAATTTTATCTGTCATTATTTCTCCTTTTTATAAACCGATGTCATATAGACCAGGGTGACCTAAATCGTTCCGTGAGAACCAATTTTTTATTTGCACAAAATTGTATTGTATTTGAGATAATACATCGCTTAATGCTGTAGCTGGAGCATCTCGAGTAAACACATCTTTTACAATCTGCACATCGCCAACCAGTATGACTTTGCGAGATCCAGGGTCGTTGAAGATTTTCAACCCGACAAAACCAGCGTTTGGATCAAGGTCACTACTAGTACCAACGCCAAAAGCCCATGCTGCATAAGACGTGCCTTGTCTTTTAGTTGGTGCTAAAAATGCATGTGCACCACTAGAGCTGTATACTAAATTGTTGTAAGGTGATTTAAACTCGATTCTGGCTGTGCCATTGTACGTAGTAACATTTGTATTAAGATTAATGATGGTATTCCCGTTGTTACCTCGGATAATACCACCTTCATACTCTAGCCCTCTGAATGTTCCAGACGTAATACTTCGTGCGTTGAGATTGATTACATTGATTCGCGAGGCATTGAGCGTGCCAGTGGTTATCTGGTCAGCTGTTATGCTCTCGATTGCAGCACTCTTAATGCTAGCCCTATCCATCAGCGTCTCGTTGGTAATGTGCGTTAACTTACCAATAATACGATTCTTGCCATCTGCCCCTAAATTGATGCCAGAGATTAGATCACCAGCAGAATTAAGATTTTTGATAGCCCAAGAGCCTGCTAATTGAGTTTGGACGGTTCGGACAGCTTGGTCTAGCTCTGTCCGCTTGTTTATTTCAAAGTCAAACTTAGGTTCTCGTCCTTCGACCACAATAGGCTTTTGAAGGAACACGCTTTGACCATTTAAACCTTCGAATGAGAGTTTTAGATACACGCCATCAGAACCCCTATAATCGGAATTGATGCCTGTTAATGTCCCGTAAAGCGTGTTATCTTGTCGGTTGTAATTAATATATGTTGATGATCTCTCGGTACCTACGGACACGGAAATCTTACATTTATCAATCCCATCAATGATGATTGAGAATGATAAATCCTTGACACTCTCTGGTATGCGAGTTAATGGCAACCATATGGCATCACTGTAGAATAGCTTAGAGTGAGCATGTAACTCAAGTTTACCAAAAACATTAATACCAGAGCTTACGAGAGTGACTGTAAACGAATCTCCCTTACCCGTGTATTTCCTTACATAATCTGACATGGTGAACGGATTGGCCACGTAATTAGAAGGTGTCAGCTCTTTGTTAATAGCCTTTGAGACTTCCGTCTGGAACAAACTATCCGTCAGCGTCATTCGAGCGATGTTCTGCTTGATGCCATCTTCTGTCGTGCCAATGATACGGTCATAGAGCCTTTGCGTCTCAGTGATAGACTGTATCTCTGTACGCTTGGCATAGCCTGACTGCTCGACTGTGGACAAGACCGTGTTAATGCCCTTGGCTGTCTCATCTCTGATTAGCTGATTCAGCTCTTGCCTTCTCTGGCTATCTGCGCCAATATAATTCTTGGCTTCCATGACAGATGATCTAATGCCGTCTAACGTGCGGTCAAAAGTCGTGATTTTATCATCAATTATCTGATTAGTATCTTCAATTGCTTGTGACCAATCAGACGGTACATTCCCTAGTTCCAGCTTGTAGCCTGCGACGTACAGCTTGGCATTTTTGTTGTTGCGCTCAAAGCGTGGGGTCATCAATCCTGCTTTAGTCACCTCAAAAGTAGCTGACACCCTTGTCCAGTTAGTACCTACTGATATGTCTTTTCGTGTTAGAGACAGCGAAGCTCTAGGTTCTACCAGTCTGTTGTCAAGATACATAAAGACAAGGTCATTCTCAATGCTGCTTTTAACGTAAGCACTAAATGTATAGGTTTCACCCAATCGAACTTCAACCACTTCTGATAAGCCGAGCCATTCTTCCTGTCGACTGTATACTGACAAGCCTAGATATTTCTCTTGCTCAAGAGTCCATTTAGCCTTATTAAACCAGTCGCCAGTAAAATCTTTCGTTCCGACCATCAGGTTTCGAGCCCCTACGGTGATTTTAGCAATCGTCTCTCTGATACCATCGGCTGTCTGCTTCATCTCGGCCTTGCTGACCGTGTTGTCCAGTTGCTGACCGATGCGGACTAGATTCTCATCGTTTGTGCGTTGGTAGTCTGTGAGCTTATCTCTAGTTGATGTCGCTATGTTCCGAGTTGATCTATTAGCCTCACGTTGCAACCGAAACTTTTTGCCCAAGATTCCGTTTTCATCATTATTAGCGTCCGAAAGTAGATGCGCATTAATCTTATCCAGCAACTCTTGGCTATCAATGATTGCGCCAGCTTTTATCAAGGCTTCGGAGGCTTTGTTGTCGGCTTGTTGGATGGACTCTGTGGATTGTTTCAGCTTCTCGTCAATGTCTTTCTTGACTTTATCCACATCTTCGGTATCAATGCGCTTCTCCCACATCTCACCATTCCAGACGTACATGCGGTCATATTGTCCGTTTTTTTCAAACCACAAGTCACCAACTTTATGTTCTGTTCCCTCTGCTGGTTTCTGATACCAGACCTTGTTACCAGACGCATTTAAGAGATAATCAGGCAACCCGCTTTCAATGGCTTTCTGCCGATTCTCTAGCGAGTCCATGCGACCTGATAATCCGCCAGTCATAGCAGAGCGGATAGATTCACCGATGATACCAAATTCTACAGATTCGTTGCGCTCGTTGACAAAGTCATAAACAATTTTAGTGACTTTCGCATCGTCCTCTGTGATTCCAATAGATGGATAGTAGACGGGTACGATGTCGCAGAACTCCAGCTCCTCAATGATTTTATTATCTTGGTAATCAAGAGTGCTTGCTAAGTCCACGTACTCAATTTTGGTATTGATTTTAGGAGCACCAATCTTGTTGTGTTCCATAAATTTCAACGCCATAGCTCTCAGCTTGTCAGGAGTCGGAACTTCCTTCTCCTTAAACTCACTTGAGAAATCCACTACTTTTATACGTCGATTGGCGTACATACTGATGTACTTACTGTCTACATAATCGCCTGGTATTGTGACCGTAACGGGAGCTGGTGTGCTGTCGCTTCCTTGACTATCTGGTGTATAGGTAGCAAACGGATAAACAGAGGTATAAGACTCTTCGATAGATTCATCACTCTCGGCTGATATGATGTTCCTGCCGTATTCTAAGACCGTAGGAGCTCTTCTACCAAGCTGTTTGTGCAACCTGACAGTTAGGTTGTCGAACTCGTATTCACCGCCCCAGACGTCCAAAATAGAGCCCTCAACACCACCAAGAGCAAGATGCGCGTTTGTCATCTTGTCTGCGGTAAATGATGTGCTACCTGTCGTATCAATATCTGACCAGGTAGAAAAGCGATAGTCACCTATCAGGTTATTAGCCCAGATAGCAAGAGCTACGGAAGCTGTACCGCTTAGATTGATCCCGTGACGTACTGCCATATACTCTAACTTATGCTTGATGTGGCTACCGTAGATTTTTAAAACTCCGCTACTGTCCTTGACAATTCTGGATATTTCAAAGGTCTGATTCTTCGTCCGCAGTCCAGCGTCTGCCTTGATTTTCATTTCCTTTTCTAAGACAGAGGCTAGGGGGCCATTGGCTGGATACTCCGCATAAAACGTGTAGAGACCGTTTCTCTCACGGGTGACATTACCTGTTGTTATGTCGATCTCGCCCAATCCGTAGGTGTCGAATTGTTGCTCATTCTTATTAAATAAAATAGGCTTCAAATCTTCACCCCCCAATTAGGAATTATTGAGACTGTAAAATTACCATCCCAAGAAATACGGTTATTCTTCGGCTCTAAGTAAGGCATTTTATACTGCGGTGCTCTAACCACCTTATCCCAAGCTGGAAGACCTCCGCTGTAGACTTGGTTGGTCTGCATGTCAAGAGTGATCCCGCCTTGGATGTCTTTTAATTTTGTCTGTCTACCGTTGATTGTGATAGTAGTCGTTCCATTTCCTGAGATAATGATTACAGGCTTTGCGTTAACATTTCCCTTACCTTGGATAGTCTGACCATTTGACACGGTCAAGCGATCCCTGCCGTCTTTGTAAAATTTGATAGGGTGACAAAGAAAGTTTAACTTCACGCTACCGAATTGCCTTAGAATCTCCGAGATTGAGAATGTTTCAAGAAATGCTGCGCGGTACACAAAGTCAGGATCCCATGAGAGAACCAAGTCTTTGTAACCGTTGACACCAAGCCAGTCCGTCAAGCGCTCCCCGATTTTGGTTAAATTGCTCTTTGTACTTATCCTAAACGGGAACTCTTTAGTTACTGGATTCAATCGATTGTTATCAATAAGCAAAACACCATCTCGGCCAGAGACGGTGACTTGACTAATATCTTTACTTGCCGAACTGTGTTCGACTTCGTTTATTAGACGCAAATCAAAGTCTGTGCTTTTCTTTCCGTCAAAACTAATATAAGCCATACTAAATCATACGCCCCCTTTCTTGTCTGGTGTAGTATGCTAATTCTCTGATCAATCTTCTCATGTTGTCAGGAGTAAAGAAGTCGCTATTTCCTTGTCCTGTAGCGTTAAGAGTGTAATTGTTGGTTACATTTGATGTGCTATTAGACACACCAGCAGAACCACCGCCACCGAACCGATAAGCCAAGGAAGCATTGAGCCCTGATGCTATTTCTGCTGATTTTGGAATGTCCAAGCCAAAGCCAGAAACGAATTTAGCACTTGCGTCAATCGTATTTTTAGCTAAGTCATCCATCGAGTTATCAACATACCAGCTGTATTTATCAATACCTAGCGCCCAACCCTCTGGAATTGCACGCCCGATTTTATCACGAAATACTTTAGATGGCGAGTTGATACTCAGAGCGCTTCTAGCAGCAGACACAGCACCATAAGCGATACTTGCAGCAGCATTAGCTACTGATCCAGCCATGGCATAGATACCATCTGTTAGACCTTCGCCAATGGACATACCTGCCCCGTATGCTGAGTCATATCCGCCCTGCATTCCGTTTGTGGCATTATCTCTAAGAGACGAACCTGCGCTATATGCAGAGCCTTGATGGCTTTGGATTCCTTCTGTAGCGCCAGAGCCAAAATCAGAACCAGCTTTGCGACCATCACGGCCGAGCGAGCTCACACTTGCATTAACTGTTTCTTTCAGCGCGTTTGATGCGCCTGTTGCGATTCCCTGAGTTGAAGAAATACCAGCACCGACACCAGTACCGAACTGCGAGCCCTTGCTCTGACCATCTGAGGCCATTGCAAGGAATTGTGCTGAAATAGCAATGTTCATGACTGATGCAGCGCCCACGGCCAATTGTTGACCTATTCCGATACCGCTTGCGATACCTCCGCCAAACTCAGAACCTTTCGCCTGACCTTCTGAAGCCATACCAGCAACAGAAGTGACTGCTCCAGCTTTCAGAGCGTTTGCAGCACCCTGAACCGCTTCGATACCACCAAACACACCAGAACTAAGACCTGAACCAAGTTCAGAACCTTTAGTCTGCGCGTCACCAAAAATGCCGTCTAGAGCACCTAGTGAAGCACTCTTGAGTAATTCGCCAGCTCCTTGTGCTACACCTTGGTTATCTGTGATACCTTGTGCATACTGGCCACTTACTTGCGCCCCGCTATTTCTAGCTTCTTCTGGAACACCATTAAAACCTTGTTTAGCCGATTCAGCTATTCCAGACATCGCTTGTGCAGCAGCAGCTATATTTGATGTGATACCCTCTCCGACCTTTTCAGGGATTTCACGGGCTTTCACGTCAAAGCCTGCATCTTGTAGAGCTTTTCTAAACTCATCTCCGATGGCAGTTACCATCGCTTGCACTTCTGGAGCTAATTCAACTCCTGCAGCATTAATACCGCGCAAGAATCCTTCTTTAGCCTTATCCCCTGCCTCGCTCCATTTCTGGTTGAGATTACCTAACTGTTCGTCCGAGGCTTCTACTAAGGCTTGTGTTTGTTCTGCAGCTTTCGGGCCAGCTTGTCTAAGTTGTTCAATCAACCCTTGATCTAAACCACGACGAGCTAATGTCTCAAGATTTCCAGCCCATTTATCGACATACTCGATATTCTTCTGCAAGTTAGCCGTCATTTGATCCACAGATACGACTGCTTGCTGTTCGATTGCTTGGAACGCATTCTGAACTTCGTTACGCATCGTCTCGTATTGAGAGCGCATATCTTCAACCAATTTGCGTTGGCTTTCGTTTAGGGTATTCCAAGTCAAGATTTGACGCCCTGAAGCATCTTCAACCGCTTGAGCGCTTGCTTCTGCGGATTTAACAGCAGTATTAGATGTCTCCTCGTATTGAGATTCTAAACTCTTAAGACTGCCTTCTAAGTCGCTGAGTTGCTTACCAGCTTCTTCTCTGACCTTTTGTAGAGCAACCTCTTTGATGGTGCTATTACTTGCGCTTTCACCAAGCCTCTCTTCAGCATCTTTCAACTTGCTCTTGACATCTGCTATTTTGTCTTCAACTTCCAACTTCTGCTTGGCAATTTCAACTAAACGTTGGTTTGCCGCCTCTGCTTCTGCTGATTGCTTAGATACTTCAATCTGTCTACGGATAGCGTCCGCAGTCATGTTGATTGAGCCTGTTGCTTTATCATAGACAATATTCAGGCCAGATACATTATTATTTAATGTTTGAGTTGCAGCAGCAAGCTCTTTCTTCTGGCTAGCTGTTTTCTTCTGGACAGCGCTTAGTTCTTCAATCTTCCTGACAAGTTTCTCATTCTCGTCAGCAGTCGCTTTTATCTCTCGTCTGTGATCTTCATAGCGTTCTTTACCTTGGGCAACTTCATCATTTAATTTCTTGATGGATTCTTTGTGCTTCTCAGACGCCTCACGGGCTTTCTTCTGCTCGTCAGTCTCTCTGGATAGCCAACTAACAAAACCGATTAATGCGCCGACAGCAACGGCTATTCCTGCGGTCGAAAGACTAGCAAACGCAGTGCCAAGCGTTAACGTAGCACCTTCAGCAACTGTAGCCGTACTGATAAATGACAAGAATGACTGGATCAAACCAGCTACCCAACTTTTGACACCATTAATAACAGCAAGCGCCAACATTGCGCCTTTAAAGGCTAATGCTCCAGCGACTGCTCCCATGATGATTGGAGTTAATGCGTCAAAGATAGGCTTCAAAGTGCCTAATACGTTGTTTACTGACTGTACAATCGGAACCAGTCCTCTGATACCGTCTGTGACAAATTTAAAGAAGCCGTTAACGCCAGCTTTTAGACCGTCCAAGTTCTTGGCAATACTCTTGCCTGTAACAGCTTTACTCAGGTCATCAAAAGCCTTCATGACATTTGCTATACCTTTAGCAAACGCATTTACAATGTTATTCCAAGAGGTCTGAATACCTTCACTATTCTTCCTGGCCATTTCTGCGAAGCCGTTTGTGCCTTGGTTCAGCTCGATCAGACGCTTACTAAACTGCTTAAACGTGATTTCTCCGTTTAGCAAGGCTGAGTAAAAGTCTTTTTGTGCAGATTCGCCAGCAAAACCAAATGATTCAGCAGTTTTTTGCAAAGCGTAAGGCATGGTCTCTTGCAAGGTCTTCCAGGACTGCATATCAACCTTACCAGCTGATAGCATCTGGCTAAATTGTTGCAAACCACGGCTGGCATCTTCCGTAGACGCACCAGACGCCAAGAACGCATTGTTCAAGGCTAATGTGAGCTTAGTTGATGTCTTGAGGTCGCCAGTCATGGATGTTAGCTTCTGCGTTGTTTTAACAACGTCATCAAGCGTTGTAGGTAATCCGTCGATGCCGTCTGACAGTTCCTTGGTTGAATTGGCTACATCTTTTGCGCTAAATCCTAGAGACTTCATGACCTTTGGATAGCGCTCCAGCGTATCAAAACGGTTAATCGCTTTGTCCAAGGAAGCGCTGACCAAATCCATTGCTGAGCTCGCCAATTTAAAACCGACAGCACCGACAGAAAAGTTCTTGATAGATTCTTTGATCTTGTCGAATTTTGAAGAACTCTTTTCTGCTTGGTCGCCTGCCGTTTTGATGATGTCTTTTAACTTGACAAAACCGCCCCCGCTCTGGGATGCAACCTGGCTGGCTCTTTGAACCAAATCAGCACTTACTTTAAAACCATTCCCGCCAGTTTTACTAATCACGCCAGCTTCCTTGACTTTTTCAGCAGCTTGCTTAAAAGCGTCACCGCTTGACTTAGATAGCACGCCAGCTTCTTTGATTTTAAAACTTGCAGACTTAAAGCCATCACCACCTGATTTTGCCGTTTCACTTGCGGTTTTGACCTTGTTGCCAGCTTCTTTAAAGC